ACGGATAGTTAACGGATATTGGTACGACTTTGTCGGTAAACATTTTTTTAGCATCTGCTCCAGTTTTAGATAAGATACCGAATCTAGCGTCAGATGATATTGTTGCCTTGTTGACCAATTCGGCTGACGACATAAAGCTAAATCCACTCCGTCTGTTTTTAAGATAGCACATTCCATAGCACCTGCTGTCCGCTTTACAAGCCTCCCAGAATATAAAGAAGAGTCTATTGGCTGCTCTATAATCGGCTGCACCAACATCAATCTTTGACCATTGCAGGTACATGTAATGAGTACCAGTAATATAAGTAGGTATGCCGTCATTATAAAACCAGTAACCTTCCTCTCTTTTTTTAAATTCATCATCTATATAATCAAACCATTTTTCTTTAAATTCTACAGGATATTCGTTCCAATCAAATCTACTTTTTATTCTAGCTAGTTCTTTTGGATATTTTTGCTTTTCCCAGTATTGTTCCTTTTGAATTTCGCTTCGTTTAAAAGGTTCGTCTTCTGCCGGTAGTGCGATGCGAAGATTTTGTATTTCAATGATCTGTCCAATTTGTCCAGTTTTGCTAATTACTATAAAGTCATAATCTGCATTATAACCATACTCCCATTTTTTTAATCTATTTTGTTTAGATAATATTTTAGGGTTTACAATATCTTTTATCTCTTTCCAAAGTGTTTGTTTGTAACTCATTTACTTCTCCCTTCTGCAAAACCTTTAAATACTCTTTTTTCCTCAAGTTGTTTAGGTTTGTCACTCAGCATTTCTTCTTCTTCTTGTATACGAGTTAATATTTCAAAAGCATCCATTATAGCTAGCTTTTTAGTAGCGGCAGCATTTTTAAGTCTGTCAGCGCTTATGTCGTCGTCTGAGTCTACAATCTTTTCTTTAGCTACCTTTATAAGTTCCTCAATTGCTCTTTGCCCAGCTTGGATTATTTTCTTTTTCGTTTCCTTCGTATTCATGAGTTAAAGCTATATTATTAGATTTCATACAATAAAGTCTTTCACCTTCTATTATAAACTCAAATTCAGAGTTTGGTGTAAAAACTACAAGTTCTCCAGGTTTTAATCCTACAGCTTCTAAGGAGCTATTTGAATATTTTAATATACCAAAGTGTTCTTGTTCTTTAGATATGCTTAAATAAGATTTATTTTTTATAGGTTTAACAAAACAATAGTTTAAATTACATTTGTTATTATACATATATATCTGATCCAAAGAGCAAAAGTATAAGTCGTCCATAAAATAACTTCCACTATTTTTTTCATTACCTCTAACATCATAGTATCTTCTAAATATATTGTGATGTACATATAATATATCACCTACTTTAATATTAGTTTCAAAAGCTGCGGGCGTTGATACGACTACAGCTTTTTTACTAACAAATTGATGGTTTTCTATATTTGAGTTTATAATTAATTCTTTATTATCTATAGTCCTAATATTATCGTACCTGGACTTATAAGGTTTAATTACAAACTGATATAAGCTTTCCATTAATACTTAAGATCAAATTCAACAGCGATAGCCATTTGGCTATTAAACTTTTTCCAAGGAAGAACCTCATCTCCTTTTTTTATGTAAATAGAGTATTCGCCGTTTTTATCATCACTTAATATGTCGCATATAGTGTGACCACCGTAAACTTCTTGACCAACTGAATAATGCATTGCATCATTCTTATAATCAGAACCTATACTGATCTTTCTTATATTATGCATTTTCAGTTACAGGCTCTTCCTTAACTTCTTCAACATTTATCACGTATGTACCATCTTCTACATTTATGTTGATGTTTCCATACTTTTCTTCTAATTCTTTTTTAGTAACTTCCACTTTATCATTAATGTCAGCAATTTCATGAAGCAAATGATGTTTTTGTGTTTCCAATACACCTATCCTAGTTATTACTTCACTTAATTTACCTTGTTGTTCTTGAATAGTTTTTAACTCTTCTTCGGTTACTTTGTTTTCTACTTTTTGCATTTTATTAAATTTAATTATTATTAATTGTTTTTTGTTATTATTACTATCACTTGTTTTTAATTTGTTTTAGGTTTATTATTCCATGGTATACCATTTACATTCCCTATCATAACTATTTATTTATGTTGGTCTTACAATTCTGTCATTTTCATCCATTAAACTAGATACGCCGTTAATGCCTCCAGTGCCTTGATCCACTAGGGTCCAATTAGTATTGTCCCACGTAGCAAACTCACCCATTCTATACCAATGTTTAGGATTTAATCCATCTGAAAAGATGTCACCAGGAACTCCTGAGTTCCAAAGAGTGTTAACATTACTTGAATTCATTTCATAATCATACAATGACACCTCGTCTAAATTGCCATTAAAATATACAGCAGAATCCAAAATTCTATTAGTACCTAAATAAAATTGATTTGAATTAGTACTATTAGTACTACTTGTCCAATTGTTACTAGATGAAACTATAGCACTTGAATTATCTAAATATAATTTAAAACCAGCTGCTGTTTCAGAACCATCGTATGTTACAACCATTAAATGCCAATTAGTATCCAAACTAAGTGACGAATCAACTATATCAAAATTACCATTAGGAAATCCTGATAAGTTTCCAGACAATTGTATTAACACCTCAATATTAGCCCCATTAACATTTGCCCTCGTTATAAAACCTTCTCTTAGATTAGTATTACCTAATATTCCACCGCCTGAAACTATGGTTGTGTTTCTAAATCTAAACCAACTAGCAGCTGTGAAAGAACTGGTTTTACTAAACATATTGCTAGGTACATTTGCAGCTATGCATGGAGCTGGGTTTTGTCCTGCTGGTTGAAAATCAAAACAATACTCGTTGCTATAAGGAGGAGGATTAGAACCTGATGTTACAATAGTAGTCCATGGTATAGGTATAACGTTTCCTATCATGATTAAGCTGTTTCAGTAGTATTAATTTTTATAAGCATAGAACCAGCTGTACCTACAACATTAGAAGTGTTTGCAACCCATCCAAAAGTATTAGACTTAGTAGAACTAATATCTACTTTACCATCGGTATTACCTTCTTCAACTAATTCTCCAACTTCCGGATTGTTAATACCGCTATAATCAACATCTGTTAATCCACTTGTTTTAAGTTGTAAATAATCTCCTACGGTAGATGGAGGATCACCAACTTGAGTAGCAGCTCCATATAAAGTATTATAGGAAACTCCTACAGCTAGTTCCGCGTCTGATGCACTTGAACCTAAATCCATTTCTTCATTTTGAGGATTATTGTGTCCAGTAAACCATTTGTTTTGAAAACCACTAGCCGTAGACCACCATTGAGAAAACTCAGCACTCATAAAACAACCGTTATAATAATTACTACTTCCATCTTGCGCAGGGTTTTTAGACCATCTCATAACACCTTCTAATCCTCTATCTATAATAGATTGACCATCTTGAAGTAATCTAGGTTCTGTAGTATTATAAGCAGTGCCATACTCACTTGTCTGTTGCAGTCTTTGTATTTCTTCTTGAGTTCTTTCTCCCCAGTGATGAAAATGTGTATAGCTCATATTATCCTAATTCTATTGTTTGTAATGCTATCCAGATTAAGTTACCACTAGTTCCAGATTCTAAAGCAACTCCAAATGATCCTGTAGATGGAGATGTTTCTTGTTGACATCTACCAGCAGTTGCGTTTGGTTCTACTGCATTTCCTCTAGTTATAGTTGCACCAGCTAGAGCTTGTACTTTACCACAGTGAGCTACTGATACAAATCCATTAACTGGATTTCTAGTTGCTACTCCAACAAACTTTGGTATATTGGTAGAACTAGTAGTCATTAAAGCCACTTCTCCAGTAGCGGTAGTTCCAGAACCAACTGTATATAAAGTATTTCCTTTTACAACTGTAACACCAGAATCTACAAGAAAACATAAAGACCTTTCATCTAACCATATTCTACCATTGTATATTTCTAGCATTTGAGTGTCTGTGTTGAACACTGTAGAACCAGTGGGTATTTTAGGACTAGATGTAGGTATCGCATCTATTTGAGCTTCTGTTAAAGCTCCGTATGTATAAGGTAATGCTTGATAACTCATATTAAAATACTTCTGCTGCTGTTCCCCATATGCAAACCTGTGCTCCGGCTACAGTTGTGGGTGTTGCAGCTGTTGATGTAATTATAGGAAAATCTGGATCTATTGCTTTTCCAAATGCTCCATTTTTATAAGAACCTATAGGTGCGTCATCTACTTTGCCACTACCATCAGTTCTAGAATATATAGCTTCACTTCTTCCTAATGATCCTTGTCTTTTAGCAGGCCATAAACCCATCATAGCCACAGTAGCAAAACCATTTTCATCACATTGTTCTAAGGCAGTTCCCATAGGACGTTCCGCCTCAGCAACGCTAGTTGCTTTTACAACCATTGGTCTAGGTCCAGCTCCCGCTGGTGTTTCTATTGATGGGCAACATAAAAAATCTCCTACACCCCATCCATTACCATCACTATCGTAACATAAATATATACCAGCTCCAATCCAGTGTGCACCATACACTACAGATCCACCTTGATCAAAATCGTACCAAGTTAATAGCTTATGATCTTTTATAGCTTGAGAAGCATGTATATAACTCATCTCACAAATTACAGTATCTCCACTTACTAAAGTAGGGTTCCAATAGTTAGAAGCTCCTACAGTAGTTCTATTTATAGCAAATATCTGATTATATGTTTTGACACCATGATTAGTGCCACCTGTATTATTAAATGTATAGCTCATGATTATTTAATCCACCAGTTTGTACCATCTGAAATTAATTCATAATAAGTACCAACAGAGGCCAATGGCAATCCATTTGTAGTTCTGTTAGTTCCGTCTATTGTTTGACTACTTACCGTTTTAATAAGAACAGTATCATCCACGCTGTTTTGTGCAGCATATTTAACACCTATTATCTTAGCACTATTACTAGCTGCAGTTGGTAGTGTTACAACAATATCAGCAACCGCACCTGTTGTTGTAATGGTGTAAAGTGTATCTACCGCGGCACTAGTTGCAGCGGAAGAAGAAGCTGTAACAGCTGATGGAAAACCGCCTCCAGAACTACCTCCATTAGCAACCCAAGATAAATTACCACTTCCATCAGTTTGTAAAACCTCAGTGTTAGAACCTGTAGATGTTGGTAAAACTAAAGTATATGTAGCTGCAGCTGAATGTGGTGGACTTTTAATTGTAACACCATGAGTATCGGCTGAACAATTTAACGTTATCGAACCATCGTAAGCACCACCTCCAGTTGTGTCACCATGAACAACCATTGCTCCACCTAATCTAGGTTGAGCATTAATAGGTGTTGCTCCAGCTGCTGTAGCTTTAATATCTAAAGAAATAGCTTCTTTAGCTTCTACAGTTATCATTTTATCAGAACTAAGCTTTATACCAGTTGTAGAACCAGTAGCTGTTAATTCAATATCTTTTCCAGCGTCTAGTTGTATATCGTTGCTACTATCTAAATCTAAATCAACGCCTGTACCATTTTCTATTTTCCCATCTACTTTTAGATCTCCAACAGTTGTTGTTCCAGTTGTAGCTACAGCTATAACGTTTGCACCACTAATAGTAATACCTTGGCCAGCCGTATAAGTCGTGTTTGTAGGCGTATTCCAATTACCTTGATAATCTAAATACTTACCAGCAGTACCACCTGTAGGAGCTACAGATATATTACCATTAGATGTTAGTGGACTTCCAGTTACTGCAAAACCAGGTATAGAAGTCATATCTAGACCAACGCTAGTTAAACCGGTATTAGAAGGAGTATCCCAAGTTCCATCAGCTTTTAAGAATTTTCCAGCGTCTCCAGCAGCTGCACTTGGTACAGCTCCCTTAGAAGTTCCTGTAAAAGAATTTATATCCCATTGTATATATGTTGAAGGAAAACTATTATCTCTAGTTACAGTTATAGGACCAGCACCGTCCATTTTTACATCTGAAAAATTTGATGTACCGCCTTCTATAAGTCTAAGATAAGGATCAATATTAGAACCTGAAGAACTTTGTGCAGTAGCTATAGCGTATGTACTGTTGTTATCTGTCCAAGGAACATTTACATAAGCGTGATCGTTTGAATCAAGATTAATAGCATAAAATCTGTTAGTAGCTGTTTGTAAAGATTCAAAAGTTACAGCACTAGTTTCAGCATCATATTTAAGAGAAATACCTCCTAACGTATCTTTAACTGCAGCTGGTAGAGTATAACTACTACCATTGTTAGCCCAAGTAACTTTACCAGTTGTATCTACAGCAGCTAATACTTGACCAGCTGTTGGGGCTGATGGTAATTTAAAAACAAAATCATTAGCACTTTCTAACAATAGTTGAGCGCCTGTAGCTGTACCTAACGCAGCTATTCTAACTGTAGATGCGTCGGAAGCTGGAGCATTTGCTCTTCCATTTTTAAGTTCAATAGCAGGAAAACCAGAACCAGGAGACCATGAAGCCACATGACTAGCATTCCAACCAAAGTAAGTTCCTGTATGAACCCAACTACCTAAAGCAGAATAACTTCCGTTTAAGTCAAATTCTCTAAACGCAGTACCTGCACTATTAGCTAAAACTAATCTACCTTGGTTAGCTGAGGTTAAAGGGTAAGTTACGCCTAACGCATTTTGTGCTCCTAAATATATACAATTCTCACCACCATAATAAGGTCGCGACCCTGTGGTAGAAGCGTTTAATACAGCTTCAATATTTGGCGTAGTTCCAGAAGGAGCAGCCCAAGTACCATCACCTCTTAAGAATTTAGTATTATCACCGCCAGTAGGCACATAACCTACATTAGCGCCACCACCGTAGTAATGAGGAGTTATAGTAGCAACTTCACTAACTGTGTTTACAGTTAATAAATCACCTGTAGAAATAGCAGCAGTACCGATAGATATACTAGCAACACCTTGAGGAACAGTTGCCCAATTGGCTTCCCCACTTGCTGTTACACATTTTAAAAACCTTCCAGCGCTCTCAGTGCCATCTTCTAATTTTAAAGAATAATTATTGTCTCCATTTCGAGCTAAAAAATGACCACCATAGTTAGTACCTGCGTTTGCACTACTTGTTCCACCTTCTCCATAAACTCCAGTGTTTCTAGTTTGACTAGCGTAAGCATAACCACCCACACCAGTGTTAGTCCAATTTGTACTACCATTAGTACTTGCACCAGTTCCAATAATTCCGTAAAAATCTGTAAATCCACTTGGTATAGTACGAACAACACCACCAAATATACCACTTTGTCTATCACCTGTCTTAACATTTAATTTAGAAGAATTACCAGGACTAGCATCACCTATTTGAACACTGCCTATGCCTGTTAATATAGTTTGTGATATTAATGAATCACCTAAAGATCCACTAGTTGGTGTAAAAACTGGTAAAGTGTTTACTGTTCCACTACCAGTTACAAAATTTAAATTATTTTGCAAGTAAGTTTCTAATTGCGTACCACTTATTCTAGCATTAGTATAATTACCAACAGTTCCTTCATAACCTGCTAAACCTTCTATTTGACTTAAGTCGGGTTGACTACTAAATGCACTTATTTTAACATTTCCCATTTCTTGTATATTATTCTATTAATAGTAAACCTGGTGCGTTAGGATCTTGATCTTCAAGCATTATATAGTTATTAGTTCCTGGCTCTTGCTCTATAAAACCCTGTTGCGGAGGAGTTGTACCTCTTATGACGTGCCAATCCCCTAACCATGGAATGGCGTATGGAATACCGCCAATCATTAATAAAGAGCTAATACGTTAGCAACTGTACCTGATACTGATACTAATCTTTTAATAAGTATAGGTAAAAACTGTCCACTTACCACATTAGCAAATGTAACTTCAGAACCACTTTCCATTATAACGGTTATGTTTCCACCACCGTTACCAATATATACACAAGCACCTCTATTAGCTGTATGCGGTACATCTATATTAGTAACTGTAAAAGCTGCTACTCCTGCTCCTGGGTCTGTAAGATTATCACCAATTCCGTATCCACTACCAACTGTTGAAACTTCATAATTAGTTATCGCACCCGCCGAATTAACTTTTAAAACTTTAACTACTGCTGCTGATCCAGTTCCACCAGAAACTGATATAGTGTCACCAGCTGTGTAAGTTGAACCTGCGTTAGTCATTTTTAAACCATGACCTGGGTATGAGTTATTTATTGCGCCAATTACTATAGCTTTTGCATCATGAGCAAATACTCTTGGCTCCTGCTGGAAAACTCCATTGACGGCGTCTAAATCTGTAAAGTCATTAAAACTATTTACTGCCATTTTATTATTTTTTAATTTTTGTTATTTTCTCCGCGCCTCTAGAACCAAAGTACGCTACATAAACGGTTATCAATAAAGCTTCTAATAAAGAAACCCACCCGTCTTTTATTTCTAGTAGTATCGTTGAATCTAATACTATAAATATCGTCATGGCTAAAGTAAGAAATATTAGCGTCATAGGTCTAGTGTTCTTACTTAACCAT